GTTGATGTAGTTAAACCAGCAGATGGACGCTGAGCTGATACGATAGCATTGAGAGAACGGAAAGATGGATTTAACAAAAACCGCTGTGTTCCCTGTGTTGCTGTTCTTGTATTTATAATTGAACTTGCAGATTCTCCAACCCATACAAGAGGCTCACTATTCTTTTTCTGTACATACGAAGCCATGACAGCTTCATTTTCAATTCTAAATACTGGAGCGTAATATCTGGCGTTAAGAATGGTGTAGGCTGCGGTTGTTGCAGCAGCACCAGATGTTTTAAATGCTACATTAGCAGAGGCAAGTGTAATTTGAAGTGTAAATTGAGGCATACCCATAGGAAGAGCCTTACGATAATAGTCATTCAAAAAAGCGAGACCATGAAGTTTTATAGCAACATGGCGAGTATGTGTTGAAGCAATTGCTAAACCAGCAGGATTAGATCCAACTTGACCAGCTGAAGCTCCAGATGTGTTATTAAGATAATTCTTAACTGCATCATCAGCGTTGTAAAGCTGTTTAAGGGTTGAATAAGTATTGAAATTTTCAATAGTTTCAACTTTTCCACTGGAACCAAGTACAGCAATTTCAACTTTATCAATAAGCGAGGTTGCATCAAAATCAAGATTTACACTTGAAGCATCATTATTTTGGATCTGCATGTAAAGGTAGCCTTCTGAAGCTTGAATAAATCCATCACCAGCGACTGGAATATTAATAATATTGTTACTGCTTGACGAGTAACTTGTACTGGTTGCATCCCATCTATGAAGACGAGTGGTACTTGGAATTGTATCAGATCCAGTTAAACTATATTGCATAGAGGTAGGTAGTGAAGCCATAGGATTGGACATTTTATATACTTTAATAATATAATAATTTTTCTAAAATTATTATTTATTTATTTTATTATTACTATATAATAATGAAGGTTATAGAAAACCCTAAACTAAAAGAAATTCCAGTAATCTCTCAAAATGTAGATAATCTCTCTAATATGCCTTATAAAGTGGCTGAACCTTTATGTCCAGTTAATGATGCCCTGTACATCGTTGGATCTGCTGGTTCTGGTAAAACTACAACAATGCTCTCATTATTAAAATCACATCCTACAAAAAGCAAACCACATTTACCTCGTTTCTATTACAAGTATTTCTGCAAAATATTTTTATGTAGTGCATCATTAGCTTCCTTACCTGTAGAGAAGTTAGGATTGAGTGATGAGAGAATATATAATAAATATAGTGATGAAATGTTAGAATCTATAATTGATTCAGAAAAAGAAGATGAAAATAATAATTGTCTTTTAATTTTAGATGATGTTATTAAGTCTATAAAAAAATCATCTAATATGTGTAAGTGTGTTTTAAATAGAAGACACATTTTAACAAATCCAGAAGAAGAAGGATCAGCATCTTTATCTGTATGGATTTTATCACAACGATATAATGAACTACCCTTAACTTTCAGATGTAATATGAATTCTTTTATAATTTTTAGAACTGATAATAAGAGAGAATTAGATAATATAAAAGATGAACTCATGGGTGATTTAAATAAAGAACAACAGGACGAAGTATTAAAAACTGCTTGGAATAAAAAATATTCTTTTCTATATATTCGTATGAATAAACCAACTAACGAAAAATATCATCAGAGGTTCAATAGAATAATAATTAATGAAAATGAAGATGAAGATGAAGATGATAAAGTAGAAAAATAATTAATCATATTGTTTCATGGTTTCAATATATGCATTCTTATAAGCATTTCCAGCTTCTTCAGGTGTTTCAAATGATCCTAAATATGTTTTTAAACCACCTAATCTAATACGAGCAATATATTTTTCATTTCTTTTATATACACCAGTATATCCATATTTATTAGGAACGCTTTTATTTCTATTATTTCCATTATAATCAATCCATCTTAAGTTATCAATTGAGTTATTAAGTTTATCTCTGTCTATGTGATCCAATATAGATAAATTTTCATTTTTTCTCTCAATAAAACTCATACCAATCAATCTATGTAAAGCAAATGTTTTTTTAATATTATCTTTTGATAAATTTATTACTTGATAACCACATCTATTTATTCTTGATTTTATAATTTTATCTTTTTTATTTTTTACAATTCCACATTTAGATATTTTATAATTTGGATAATCATTTATAGGTTTCCATTCCATGTTTATATAATTTATACATATATTTTATTTTTCCTAAATATAACGAAAAATAAAATATTGAATTTTCTTAAATATTATTATTTTTGATTTCTATCTTCACTATCATCTGAAACATATTGTATAGCCCATTGTTTATCTTCAGGAACCCCCAAAACATATGAATTCGTGAAACTATACCAAAAATCGTCACCACCAAACCAATCTCTGTCAATATATCCACTACCAGTTCCAGATAATCTAAATGGTTTGTGTGGTCTTTCATATTTAGTTTTAATAATTTGGTTCATTCCTACTTTATTTACATAAATAAAGTGAGTCATAAAAGTTGGCATTTGAATTAGTTCAATATTACCTCTATTGCACGTATATTTATTATGAGTTGAATGAGGTGCTAAATTTATAACATTTGGATTATATAAATTTCGCAATTCAACTAATTTATTTATTTCATCATCTGTAATATATTTTGTAAAATAACAATCATCTTCCATAATTATAATATTTTCATAATTGTTTTTCAATGCATCTTCACAGCAATTTACATGTGAGATATGACAACCTGTTGCATTAATAAAATAATCTTCACCAAATTGCCCACCATTTGTTGTTACAAATTTTTGATTTAGATCTTTTATTTTTGTTATTTCAGAATAATGTGTTATATTTTCCAAATCTTGATATTCTGATTGTATTTTAAATTTATCCCATACTTTTCCAGTTCCAATTACATATGCACCATCTATAAATTTTAACCATCTATTATATTTTAAATTATTTATATCTTTTCTTTTAAATATTGTATTTTCTCTTACTAAATTAAATGTTTCTGTTTGATAATTGTAATTATATGAACTATCAAATGGCCAATCAGGCATATATATATATAAATAAAAATATTTTTATTTTTTAACAACTCCAAAGAAATTTCCTTGCATAATAATTAGGACTTTCCTTATCATTTTTAGTAAGATTTCCTTTTTTATCTTTTATATTACCAGACCTTTTACAATAATTCTTTTTTCTTTTTTTATCATTATGATCCAAATCAGAATATAATCCTAAACCAGTACTATCTTTAAATTGTGAATATCGTTTATCACCAAAATCTATTTTTTTACCTTTTGGTGTAATTACTGAATATTTTTTATTTTTGACTTTTGATTTTTCAAACTTCATATATATTTAAAATTATTTTTTTATTAAAAACATTTTATCTATTTTATGAGCTTTTGATTCTGGATTAACTGCAGCATATACTCTTGCATAAGCCCATTGTTGAGGTGATTTAACAGATTTTCTAACTGATGATGGATTATTATAATACGCTCCTTCACCTCGTTCAAAAATAGTTTTAATTCCTTTATATTTATATCCAGTAATCTCTGCTATTTCTTTGAGAGAATGAGGTTCATCTCTCTTAAATCCATATTTTTTATTAAATTTTTGTTTATAAGAAAGTACCATTATATATATACTCATGATTTAAATTCTTTGAATGAATTTGATGAAAGTAATTTATCTATTATTTGTTGCTGTTGATCTATCTGTTTTTTTTGTTCTTCTACTTGTTTTTTTAGTTCTTTCATTCCTTCAACTAATACAGCATTTATATCTGCTTTATAAATTCCCCATGAATCAGTTTTTTCATCATAATTACAAACTTGCGGTATGACTTCATTTAATTCTTGAGCCAGAAAACCTATATGTTCCACACCATCTTCTTTACCACTTGCTTCATTCCATTTAAAATTTACACCTCTTATATTATTTATAATATCAAATGGATTAGTAATTGTCGTAATATCTTTTTTATATCTCTTATCACTTATATCAACAAATCCACTACTTCCTATGTATCCACAATATGTTCCACCTGTTCTTCCTCCTATATTATTATAGACAGAAACATATAAATATTGTCCGTTTGTTGCTAAAACTGGAAACCTTGTTGATGCGTATGCTGCTGCTAAATAGGTTGTAAAACCCATTACTTCAGCACTTCCATTTATTGATGTAGAATTAGTTGAAAAATATTCACCAATAAAATTATGATGCCTATCATTGGTTACAAGATATGAATCACCAACGCCATTTATATGCTGTTGAAATGGTGTTGTTGCTGATGGAGAACCCATATACATATAGGTTGCTGTTCCATTTTTTAAAGCAAAAGAATATTCAGAATTATTACCAGTTACTTCCCAACCATAAGTAGCATTACTTTCTATTATATTAGAAGATGTATTAATTGCTGTAATTTTATTTGTAGTAGCACCATTAGTAATTGTAGTTGTTCCATCACCTTTAATTGTGATTGCAGTTTCTTGTCCTTTCATACCAAATTGACTAAAATTAGCATTAGCACCATCGCTACTATGATAATAAGCCCATGTAGCACAATTTTTAGTTGCGTTTGCCTTACCTAATACCATTTCAATATAAGCACCATTTGATAATGATGCCGCTAATAATTTTGCAGCATAAAAACTACTTGTATTAGTTGGTGATACAATTAAAGGATCAGTAAAAGTTTTTCCAGAAATATTAGTCGTACTGGTAGGAGTGAAAGTAGTAGATATAATTCCA